AGATTCATTGCCTGAAGAGTCTAGTGCTTTTATTAGGTATGATCCAGACATAAGAGGTACATAGAAATTATCTGTGTTACCTGCTACTGATTTAGTAATATCTGAAGATCCGGACCAGGTCACACCACTAGTTTTACTAGTATGTCTTATCCAATAATTACCACCATTTAGTACATCTAAATCAGTTACTGGAGTCCATGTCAAATAAGCTTTGGAACCTTGGGCAACCATATTAAAGTTAGTTACGTCTTCTGGAGCATATAATTTGCCATATATCTCAGCCTCTATACTGGCATAGGGTGAATATATCATTAGAAAATTCTCCTTGTCTTAACTCGAAACTCTAGTGTACCTGCGGGAGCATCATCTATTACTGTACTCTGCGCTGAAGTCTCACCAATAGAGGTCCAGTTTGTAATTGTCGGCGCCTTTCTTCTCCATTCAACATAGTATGAGGCAATATATGGATAAGTAGTTGAAGTACCTGCAGTTTTAGGAGCATCCCAAGAAAATTCTGCTCTATTTTTAACATTACCCATTGAATCAACGTACAATTCCTCATTAATAGTTAAGTTAGAAGGGGCCGGTATTGGGTCGCTAGGATTAGGTAAACTACTTGTAGTCTTAGGAGAAAAAGCTATATCTTCTTCGATAAAATCATATTTAGGTTCATGATACTTTAATGCTGAAATTTCAACTATATTAGACTCTACTTCCCTAGTCATTAATACTCTAAAATCCTGTGCCTCAACTGTGCCCATTTCCTCGAGTATCCACATAAGATTCTTGACGGGGGTGTTCTCAAACGCAGAAGTAACTGTAATTTCCTCTAATTTCTCTGTAGTACCAATAGTAACTACATTCTTAGTATCTACCCACACAAATGGTTTCCATTCGTTATCTATATTGGCGTTTAGACATGTTTCTTGGGTTGTCTCCGCCTGCTTAACTCCTGACAAAATACAGGCCTCTTCAGTATTAATTAAAGATAGGGTATACGTTTTACCTGCAGTAACTGATGTAGGGTTGTCTAGCTTAATATTAGTAGTTGTAGAAGCATCCCAAGTACCACTTACTGCACTACAAGCAGCAGAAGTAGTCTCTAGTCCAGTAGAAGTACCTCCAATACATTTACCTTCTGCAACTCTTCCCCCATAGCGAACTCCTGCCTTAGAGGAATCAGCTATTTTAATTATGTCCCCAGGTCTTACGGCTGCGCCTTCCATACCAGTTGAAAAAGTTACCGCTTCTGTTTCGTACCTCTCAGTGTACAGTACCCACTTTCCTACACGTCTGGCTTGCCCTTGCGAGGTACACCCTACAGCCACTACGTCAGTTGAAAATATCTGGTTATTAGCATTAACAATGCCTTGAGCATCCTCTACATATTCTATATTTTGTCTATACAATGCTTCTGGGTTATTCCAAGTAACGTGTGCAACATTATGTCGCTGCTTCCTGGAAGTGCCTTCATACGTGAACGCCCCATCAATAACATTAGCGTCTGAGAAGTTCATAACAGGATCTTTTGGCGAGTCTTGTACTGCTGAAATTTGTCCTTGCTGCCAATATATCATTCCTCTGAATACAGCAGATATATCATTAAGCACCTTGAAAGCTTCTTCTCTATTCTGTAAGTATATGTTACATGCAAATCGCGCTTCTTTATTTCCCCATCCATCATCCACTCCAACAAAGTTTCCCGAGTTGTCTACTGAATCACAGTACTTTGCTATTTCATACAAGGACCACTTATCCATCTGATTAGCAGAAAGCCATTTACCTAGTCCGTACCTATCATCAGTACATAAATCGTATAAAACCCAAGCAGGGTTACAAGTCCATGCAGTATCAAATGTACCATCCCACGAGCCACTATATAGGTTGGATCCTACGGTAGTACCTGTCCAGGTGCCCCCCGCGTGTGTACACCGATCCTTTCTCTTGTACCCCGCTAGAGAGCAATGTCCTTGGTCATATGCAGTATAGTTACTAGGTACTTTGACCTTTATCCCTTTGACTTCATATCCTCTATTAGGAATACTGGTGAATTGTTTAGCGTCAATTTGCAAAGCCATTAGGGCACTATTAGGATACCTTAACTTATTATCTATTATCTTAGTATAAGAACCAAAGTATATCTCATTAGCTAATTTAGTAGAGGTGGAGTCTGCAGTAATTCTCTCTATTTTTATACCTATTTGTGTAAATCCCGCAGTCTTCCAAGCAGTGGGTATATCTAGTCTAAACGCCCTCTCGTACTTAGAGCTAGTTTTACCATCAAAGGTAGCGGACTTCATTAGTACCCAAGAGCCACTGTTATCCTTTTCTAAATATATTTTGAAAGATACAGCAGAACCGTGTAAGTCTCCCTTATCATTATCCCCATCTAAAAGAGACGGGGTGTAAACTACTACACGTACTGCATCTACAGTAGTGGAACTAAAGGTCTGTATGATTGGTCCCGGAGAAGATACCTTTACTTGCACTCCTACTAATACTAAAGCCTCTGACCCTGCAAACCCTGGAATATATGCTTGGGAGTTTGTACCTTCTCTTATAGCATAAGATACATCTTCAAAATTATAAATACCTGCAGAGTCCTTCAAGGGAGTATCGTTTAAATATATAGACTTCTCTCCATCAAGAAGTCCTACTATTTCCCCTTCTGATATTAAATCAACTGTTCTAGCCTTTGAGGTGGAAAATAAGGAATCATCATCCTCTGTAGGAGTGCCTCCCCCTCCTCCTTTACCTCCACCTGCACCTCGTACTCCATTATAAGTACTCATGGGGTATAATCCTCTGGTGTAACTCCCGCACTAATTACGGCACCTCCAATCATTAGTTGGCCATATAATACAGGTATCGCCACTCCCTGTCTTATAGTATTAGTGGCTCCATTGAATGAGTAGTTCTGTGCTTTCTCCGCTACTGTAGGAGGCTCCGGAGTTGTAGATAACATAGCGGAAATCCCGCCTAATACTAACATTGCTCCAAACTTTGCTGCCATTAAAGACATTCCACTTAAATTTCCCAGGCCTATGGTAAACTGAGCGCCATAACTTAGAGAGCTCATAGCCGTAGCTGCTGTTGCACCTCCTGCAGTACCTGCAGCTGTAGCCGCCGCCTGAGCAGTTGCAATAGTAGAAGCACCCATAGTCATTACTGCTGCGTAAATCATGATAGCTCCAATTATAACAGTGGCTAACTTAGACTTAGCTCCCCCAATTACAGGAACAATTTTAATATCCTGTCTCCCCGTAGGATTGGATAGCTCACCTAATACGTTATCTAGCTCTTTCTTGCCTACTAGTACCTTGTACCCTACACCCCTCTCTGCAGAGGAGGCCATAAACCCTTTAAAATCGGGATTATTAGCACAAAGGGCTCGTATAGCTTCGGCAGGTGAACTGATATCTAAAGACCAGTCTTTCCCGTACTTCTCCGCTAGTTCTCCATATAGTGTTACTTTTTTTAACATAGTGATTTGTGCCTTAAGTGATGCGTGGTATGCTTTCTCCAATATCCTCCATAAAGTTCTCTATTAGATAGTCTACCGTGTATGTGATGTAAAATTTTATCATTGCCGATGAAAACTGCAGCATGGTTTGGTACAGGTGAAACTAATTTTATAAGAAATATATCATATTTTCGTATATCATCTTCCTCTTTTATCTGTACAAAACCTTGTTCCTTGTAATTTTCTAAGTATCTGTTCTCTCCTTTATCCCACCAGCCATCTTGACCACTGTGACACTCGAAATCTATATTTAATTCTTTTTTATAATAATCTCTAAGTAGGGTACAGCAATCCAAAACTCCGTAACTGAAATGCCTTCCTACCATAGGAGCTTCGTATCCTTCCGGCTCCCAGCTGAATAATCTATTACCTGGCCAACTTAAAATATGCCAAGGTTTATTTGTGCTCTCACAAGACACTTTATCTGCCTCTGACGGCTCACACCCTTCATTTGGGTGAGAGTGGCATATGCCTATAATATTCCCTAGATCCTCTGCGGCTGCGTAGCTTATAGGGTCAATTATAAAATGTTCCTCCGCAAGTTCCGCAATATTATTAGCAGGGAAGTACCTTTCCTTTTTACCTACTCCTACAATAAACCCACATGCTTCTTTTGGATATTCCTTCTCTGTGTGCTCTCTAAACCCCTTTATCGTACTCTCATTCACCCTACATTCAACCCTGCTCCTGGGAAGCCTCCGAAAGGGCTTTCACCAGATTCTGGGAATCGTAGCTCACATGCCGTAAAAGTTTTAGCACACACATCCTTAGCAACGTCTGTAACTACGTTATTATTAATATCCCAATAACTACTACCAGAGTACCCACACTCTACTCCTTTATACAACCAAGGACACGAGTTAGCTACTACAGTTCTAGAAGGTAGTTTTACTCCGTAGATATCATGTGCAGCGGTTAACTCAAACTGTATGTGGGTCCGAGTCTCCACAGCCTTACGGTCTATATACCAAATCTCGTCTGAGAAATGTGCAGTATCATCTGCTATAGCCGAAACGTACCATATACCTGGTCCAGTTGCCGCTTCACAAGTAGTCTGGTTGTATACTGTCCAAGTACCTGCAGAACCATTTTTATTCACATCTAAACAGTCTGATTTACTGAGACTTGGATCTGATCCAGACTCTCCGGTGCATACCCCCGCAACGGGGTACCCATCTGTATAACAATAAGAATCTAGATACTTAGCAAAAGTTTTTTTCCTAGTTACTTTACCACCTACTAAGTCATCATAGTTTGCTATCACAGAGGAGAGAGTACCTGTTATATTAGCTACTGTAAGCGAGGGCCTAGGGATTGCTCCTTTTCCAGAGAACTCGAAACCGTCTGCCTCTATAGGGAAGGCCGAGTACTTATTTCCTTGCCACACAATCTCCTGAAAATTCTCATTATGCCCAGAGTGCCATCTAAACACGGGCTCCGTATCAGGAGCAGACCCTGTTGATATATCTAATTCGAACAATTCAATTATTGTTCCAGGTTCTAAACCGTGAATATCTGCTGTAATTTTATCAGACATTATATCTCCTATGGTTCAAATACTTTAATAAAAGTTGCTGTTACAGTTCTAATTCCAGATAGTGTCTCTTGAGCAGTCCACTTATCGCACACGTACTTTTTATACGGGTATATAGTGTAAACCTCCGCACTAGATAATACGTCTGCAGCTAATGATAGTTGGGTGGCGCTGTCTATTGCAGTAACCGTAGTAGTTGTAGGGGTAGAAGTAATAGTTACAGTAGGTACTGATCCATACCCACTACCTACATTTGTCATTGTAACCGATGTTAATGTTCCAGCTGCAGATACAACAGCAGTTCCTGTAGCGGTAGTACCACCGCCTCCAGGAAGAGCAGTAGTATTGTACCCCGACCCTGCAACTATACTACCAATACTAGCTACTGTTAAACCAGATAAAACGGCAGTTCCCCCACCTCCAGCTCCTCCAGAATCTGTAACAGTAGTATTTAAATATCTAGCCGTAAAGTATTGACTAGTATCTACCAACTTACTAGCAACATAACTAGTAGTAGTACTAGATATGTCATACCCAGCAGGATACCAATCAAAGGCAGTTACCCCTCCTTGTACTTCAAGAAACTTTACAATCTTATTAGCTTCGGCCGAGGATCTATTTTTCCAAGTTAAGCTCCATGATTCCGGTAAGTTATTTATACCAGCAGCTACTCGCTGCTCGTACCCATCACCGTAAGTAGCCTTTAAAATTCTAGGCTGTTGGTCTGATTTGAGCCCTCTATCTGGATTTACATCTACTTCTGTATTAAAATTTGCCATAATTAGTATTGACTAAGTAGCCCTCCAGGTCGTTTCTGATCTACTAGTTCCGCTTGTACTGCTTGTGAAATCATATAGCCAAGTTGTTTAGCGCTATCTCCATCCATTCCAGACTTAGTATCAGAGTCAGCATTTCCATCACTATCAATAGTTACATTAACTGTAACGTTATTTTCTGTATTACCTGTTGCTCCACTAATTGGAATAGATCTTCCATCA